GGCGGTCAACCTCGCGTTATACATCCGTGCCGACACCTGGAGGGCGTCCTGTCGGTCCGTCAAGGCCCGGACCGGCAGGACGTCCAAGGTCGCATGGTCGGATCTCTGCCAGGGGATAAGCGCCTCGATGTGCTCGGCGGCCAGTGTCTGGAGCAGGTCGAGCGCCACCGGACCGGCCGGCTTGAGCCACGGGATCGTCTTCGCATTCGCGATGATCTCGCGCGCGCTGGCGATGCGCTCTGCGAGCCCGCCGCCATAGACGATCTCCTGCCATACCGGAGCGGACAACTCCTCGATCACGCGGAGCTCCTGGAACCCCGACTTGCGCCCGTCGCTCACCAGCGGGATGCCCGCGACGCGGAACATCGCTAGCTGCGCTAGTCCCAGTCGCTCGCGATGCAATCCCGTGAACGTCAACCGCGGCTCGGACGCTGCGTGCAGTACAGTTGGCGAGCACAGGCGCGGCTCGCCCGTCTGGAGCGGACGCACCGGCGTTGCCCTGGCAAGGGCCTGCCGGTAGTTGATCGTCGACCCCGTGTGGAGATCGAAGCCCTCTGCCGTGGTCAGCTTAAAAAACACCTTGGCCTGATCCTCGTTCTTGCTCACGCTGCATCTCCTCCCGCCGGCTTGACCGTGCGCTCTGCGTCCCTGATGGCTTCGGCCTCTGCAGCGGTGATGGGCGGACCGCCGCCCCACTCTGGCATCGGGTTGTCTTCTGCCGGGGGCGGGACGACTACAGGCGCCAGCTTCCCGTGCTTCTCGCCGTAGACCCGGAGCAACTCCAGCCCAGCCATGATCTTCGCTGACCACCACGTCTCGACCTCGCGCCACACGGTGTCAGGCCCGTATGCGAATCGGAGCGCGGCGATCTTGTGCTTCTTCTCGTCGGCGGTCATGCCGGGGAAGGCTTCGACGAGCAACGCCTGGACCTTCTCCAGCGCGATCTCCTTGGCGACGACCGCCTTGCGCTTGTCCTCCTCGGTCGTGAACAGATCGCCCGCGCTGCGCTCGCCACGCGGCGCCGACGTCACAGCGTCGGATAGGATCGCCTCGATGGCCGGCGCGAAGTCCTCGTAGGTGGCGTTCTTGAACGTCTTGCCGTCGATGAGCGTCGATCGGTCCTTGAGCACCGTACATTCGCGCCAGACCTTCTTGTCGTCCTGGAGCAACTCCTCGAAGCGCTCCAAGAGGAGCAGCACGTCGGGCTCGTAGGCGGTCTCCCCCTCCACCTTCATCTTCACGCCCGACTTGTAGATCTCGCGCTTGCCGTCGACCTTCTCGGTCTCGTACTCATACGCAGCTCGGCCCGTCATGAGCGTGTGGTAGGGGTCGCGCACGAACGGGTCGGCGAACTCCGCCTTCCACGTCGGTTTGATCACACCCCAGTCCTGAAACTCGAGCTTCCCTCGCTTGGTCTTTGCCTTGTACGACTCGACGAAGTTCTCCCAGACGTGGGAGATGGAGTCGATCAGGAGCACATCTGATGCCCCCTCGCGCGCGCGGCGCATCGCCTCCTTCAGGTCGGCGAGGCTGCGGGATTCCTTGTGCAGCACCTTGATGCCGTGCCTCTGGAAGAGGGGTCGGAGGAACTTGGCCGCCTTCTCTGTGTCGAAGATCATCACCGGCTTCGTAGAGCCGATGCGCTGGTGTAGCCCGACGGCGATCTGGGCGAGCGTGTACGTCTTGCCCGAGCCGGCGAAGCCCTCGGCCGCGACCTTGAGATACGGTTTGGTGTTCTCCAAGTCCGTGAAGAAGTCGTCGCTCACGCCACCCCTCCAGCATCGGCTCGGGCCGCCGCATGCGACTCGTCGATGGCAGCGGAGGCGTCGCCGCTCGCCGCTCCATCCGCAGTCGCGACGCCCGCCGGCAGCGGCTCGCCGCTGAACTCGAACGCCGCGAGCGCCGGGACCATGCCGAATGCCTGCGTCAGGAATTTCCACGCGACCGCCTCGTCTCCGCCGGTCATGGCCACGTAGGTGGCCCACGTCTCCATCACGCGCAGGTGGTCGGCGACTAGGCCGCGGCACCGCTTCCAGTCCGCCCAGATGTCGCGCGTCTCCTTGTCGACGGACTCGATCGCCTGCTCATACGCCCGCCGTGCCGTCTCGTTGCGCTCCTTGCGCGCGGTGTTCTCGCGCAGTTCGGCGCGCGCGGCGAGGGCTGCGTCCTGCGTCGTCACGCTCGCGCTCTGTACGCGCGCCTGGTCGATCGGCTCCAGGTAGCGCGCATTGCCGGCCTGCCAGTCGCGCTTGATCAGCTGCGCGCCCAGGCCAAGGAACGCCTGCGCGGCCTCGAACGTGGGGAAGGCCAGGTCGAGCGTGTCACTGTAACCGTAGGCGATTACGAAGACCGACTCGCGCTCCAGCGACGGCTCCAAAATCGGTTCCGGCACCGGCGCGCGTGGAGCGATCACGCCGCGCTCCATCAGCTCCACGGCGAGGTACGCCTGCACCTCGTCCTCGTTCAGTGCTGCGCGCTCGCGCTCCTCGAGATTCCAGTACCGCTTGTAGTTTGCCTTGCTCATCGTCTGTGCCCTCCTGTGTCCGTTCGTGCAGGCGGCAGGATTCGAACCTGCGTCTCCAGGTGCCCCTGGCGCGTCTTCCGCTGTCACCACGCCCGCGAATGCCCCGTCTCCAGCGCCCGGGGCCACGGCGCTCCATCTACTAAGGCCCGATGCGGGTCGCAGTACGTCAATCCCGCAGCCGTCGCCCAGCGCAAGCAGGATGACCACCAACGGGCCGATCCGCGTCATCAGTGGAAGTCCACGTCTTCGCCGGCCGCCGCCGCCCGGCGCAGTCCGTCGATGAACGCCTGCGTCTTCACCCGCCAGTCGCCGATGTGACCGCCGGCCGGCGTGGCCGGTAGCTTGTCGAGCAGGCTCTCGAGGCAGTCGGCGAGCGGGCCGCAGTCGGACGACGCGATGATTCCGTCGCAGTCGGAGTGGTTCAGGAGCGGCACGAGGGGATGCCCCTTGAACATGTCCCACGACAGCGGCAACAGGTCGTCGACGTCGAGCGCCCAGTAGGCGAGTGGGTCGTAGCCGGACCCGCTGAAGTCAGGCCGCGCACGATGCTCCTTCGCCGCCTGGACGAGCGGGTGGAAGTCGGGCGGGCACCGATGGAACCCGTCCATCAGCATCAGCGGGATGCCGGACGCCTTCGCGATCTCCGTGCGCCAGCGCATGAATGCCGAGTAGGCGCCATGCCAGCAACCGTGTGAAGTATCGAGCCCCATCTAGTCCCTCCTCGCCGCAGCTTCCGCCGCATGCGCGTAGCCGGCTGCTAGGTCGGCGTGCTGCTTGGCCTGCCTCGCCGCTGGTGACCCCGGCGCCGCCCGGTGCGCCCGGGTGAAATGGCCGAAGGCCAGCCCGGCGTGCTCGCGCGCGGCCTTCGCCCAGGCCGAGGACATCTCCGAGTCTTCGCGCGACAGCGCTACGGCCTCGTCGGCGTCCTCCTCCGCGAGCCGCATCGCACGCTTTGCCGACTCGCTCTCCGCGAGAGCCAACTCGGCGCGCGCCTCCTCGACGTCCTCGATCCCGACTTCCACGGTCTGCATCTACTTCTCCTCCAGCTTCTTCAGGCGGTCCCTCACGGCAGCCCCCAGAACTCCGCCAGCCCGGCGGCGACGAGGCCGGCGCCTCCAACGATCAGCGCAGCCCAAACGATCACGATCATGGCTTCACCTCCACGTGGACGACGACCAACGCTCGGCCATGCCAGCGCGCATAGTTCTCGATGACGGCCAGCCGCCGGCGCCAATCCGGGTTGCGCGCCGCGAAGCCGCGGAAAAGCAGGGCCCGGGGTACTCGCCGAGTCAGCGGCGCGATGCTCTCCGCGCGAAGCGGTCGGTTGGGGTGGTGGACGCTCATCGCGTCACCTCGACGAGGACTTCGCGTCCGCTCGGCGTGACGTGCCAGTCTTCGGCGACCCAGCCCCTGTCGAGCAGCGCGTCGAGCACGCGCTCGCGCGCCCAGAACGTGATCGCGGACGTGCCGCGAGCCTCCCAGTTGCCCGGCTCGTTCCCGTCGGCGAGCCAGCGCATCAAGCTGATCTGGGACTCCGTAGGCTGCAGCTTGCGCGCGCACTTCGAGCACCGGTAGGTGTCGGCGAAGAACTCCGAGCGCGAGGGCGTCCAGCGGATCTCCTGATCATCGTCGCTCAGTCCGCACAGCGTGCGCGGCATGAACGGGACGTAGTGCAGGCGGACCCTCACGGCTTCACCTCACCCGCGAGCCGTACCGCCTTCAGGGCGCGCAGCCGCCGCCACGCCAACCGCCCCCGGCTCCACAGCCACCAGGCCGCGAACGCCGGCAGCGTCCCGAGGACGACCGCGGCAGCGATCGGCCAGACGTACAGCGAAGTCACGAACAGGATGGCGCGCATCTACTCCCCCTCCAAGGTCCAGCTGATGTCCGTTCCGACGCGGATCGTCTTCGGGTACACCAGCAGGTCGATCGCCTCGCTGATCTCGTCCTCGCAGTAGACGGGGACGCTGGCCATCGCCTCGATCACCGCCACGACCTCGCGTGGCAGCGGCGGCAACTGCGGCGCTCCGAACTCCAGGGCATGGGCGAGGTCGCCGGTGATAGCGGCGCGCTGAGCGTGCCACGGGTCGCCGGCAGGGCCGTTCTCTGCGGCCTGTTGCGCGAACTCCCACGGGGAGAGGGCCATCGCGATGAGGACGTCGGCGTCACGCATGGCGCCCCACCGCCTCGTTGACCTGCGCGCGGAAGCGATCGTACTTCGCCCGCGCCGCAGCCCTGGCCGCCTCGCGCTCGTCGGGCGTGAGATGGCACCGACGACTGAGCGTGCACTCCGTGCCGGGCACGTTGCGCAACTCGAAGTCGCACTCGTCGTCAACGAGCTGGTAACCGATCAGCACCAGCGATGCCCAAACGGCGTCGTCGGCCTTCATCGCGTCGTGCTGCTCCTGCGTATGTCCACAGCCCCCCATGACGGACCTCCTCTGTTGCTAGCGGTCTCGGTCGGCTTCGTAGCGCTCGCACCTCGCGTCGTCCCTGCGGTCTGCGTAGTCGGCGGGCTCGTCCTCGACGAGCGCAGTAGTCGCCTTCTCAGCCGCATCCGCCCAGCGCCGCGCCTCGAGCCACGCAGACTTCGCGTGCCGGGCTTCCGCCGACCGAGCGCGCTCCAGGCGGGCGTACGCGTCAAACGCCCGCTGCGCCGCCGCGATCGCCGCGTCGGCGGCGTCTACCCCGTCCTCGCCGGCCTCGACCTGGGCGAGCGATAGCTGCGCCTGGGCTCGCGCGGTGTCGCGAGAGTCACGGGCCGCGGACAGGACAGAGGCGATGTCCGTTGCGAGCATGTCCAGAAGCCTAATTCGCCTAGGCGTACCTGTCAAGGCGAATTAGCCTAAGTCTGAGCATGCGGCTGTGTGCGAGGGTCCACCGGACCCGGTTGGGGCTGAAACTAGTTCGTCGCGCGGGGGTGCGACTTCGGGCTGGACGTCATGAAGGAGGGACGGTCAGAGAGGAGATCATCCACGGTGACGCCGTAGACATCGGCGAGGGCCTTGATCGCAGCTATGCCAGGAACGGCCTGACCGCGCTCGTATCTGGAGATGGTGTTCGCTGCGATCCTTGAGCGACGAGCAGCCTCGTCCTGAGAGATGTCCAAGCCGGGCCGCTCGCGCGCGAGTCGTAGATTCTCAGCGAGCACCGTATGAAGCTTCTGAGCCCGTGGATCGTTCTTGAGTTTGGCCACCGTGAGCTGATCCTAGGACGTTTGGCCCTTGACATGGTCGCATAGGCTCATTAGCCTAGGCATCAATGACCACACGAGGTGCCTCTCTCTTGCGCGCGTGGCGCTTGGCCGAAGGGCTCACACAGTTCCAGGCGGCGGTGCGCTTGGGGTTCGACCCGACGCAACTGTCGCGCTGGGAACGCGGCACGCAACCGGCGCTCTCGAGTGCGCTCAAGCTTGAGCAGGAAGCAGGGATTCCGGTCGCGTCCTGGGACGACGTGTCCGACGCCGGCGAGATCGATGGCGGAGAGGCCGCGTAGATGACCCGCCTCACCGGAGAAGCGCTCCGGCGGCAAGCAGCGCGGCAGAAGGTCAACGCGCTTGTGCGGCGTGGCGACATCCCGCACCCGCGCGATTCCTTCTGCTTCGACTGTCGGGGCGAGGCCGCACAGTACGACCATCACCGGGGCTACGAAGGCGACGCGGCCCTGGACGTCCAGCCGGTGTGCGTTCCGTGTCACGCGAAGCGGTCGGCCGCTCGCGGCGAGGTGCGCGGCGCGGGTCGCACATTCGCGCGCGGCGTAGTGCTCGAGGCCGAGCCCGGTCTGAACCTCCGCATAAGGCTGGCGCGCGAAGCCGCCGGTCTCAGCATCGAGGAAGCCGCCGCTCGCAGAGGCGTCCGCTCGGCAGCATGGGAGTCGTACGAGGGGTGCCGGGGTAGATCGTCGCGCTGGCTCGTGCAGCGAGTAGCTGAGGCGCTCGGCTGCCCGTTCGAGCAGCTTTGGGGCCGTCCGCACACATGGACTCGTGATTGGCGCTTGGTGCCGGTGGAAGGTGCCGCGTGAGCGCCCTACTTGCCTGCCTTCTTCTGCTCCTCGAAGATCAGGCGTCCGCGTGCGGTCGTGCGCGGGATGAGGGCGTCGTGGTGGCAGGCCGAGCAGAGCATCGAGCGGCCGATGGTGACGGCGCCGACGACCAAGATCAATTCGATCACGATGATCGCGATGAGCGTGGCCGTGCTGCTCGGCTCGACCGCGCCGGTCGCCGGATTCGGCGTGAACACCACCGGGTAGCCTATGGCCGGCATCGCCAGCCAGGCGAGCCAGAGGATCACGCCGGTGCGGTTGGTCCTCGTGATGGGTTTGCTGTCGTCGCCAAACACGTTGGATTCGTAGCAGCGCGTGCAGATCATCGTCGGGGAATCCTCCGCTCTCCATCGTACCAGCGGAGGGCATTGCACGCGACGGGCCGTGTGACCAATGCACGCGGCCCAGCATTGCCCACTGCCCCGCTCCCCGACGGCAGGGTCGGAGACACCCAGTGCGACTGTGCACGTGTTTCGGGCGTGCGGATTGGGCACGAAGTGGCGGCGAGAGTGGCCGCCGCGAGCAGGTAGAGCGAGTTCCCGGCCTCGAGCCGGCGGGTTTCGAGCGTGAAGGCGACGTGCGCGGCCGGGGCCCGAAAAGAAGCCCGGCCACTCCGACGGTGTAGCTGGCCACCGACTACTCGGGCCTCTGAGCAGAGAAACGTCGGCACTTCGGTGGCGCTTTTTCTCGACGGTGCGCGCATAGCGCGCGGAGGAGATGGCATGGCGAAGGGATTCGATGAGTTCGGGTTCAGCCCCGGACTGCACGACGGGTTCGGCGGATACCTCCACGTGGGCGCGATCGTCATGGAGGAGGAGACCAAGATACGCACCATCAGCCGCGGGGCGATGGTCTATCTCGCTCCGTGCACCAATCCATGGTTTCACTGGTTCGCGTTTGGCAACGGCGGTGGCGTCGGCTACAGCGACGACGCGAGTCTCGAGGCCAGTTGCCATCACTCGTCGCCGATGTGCGAGATGGCCGTTTCGCTTGAGCTGGCCAGAGTCGGGATGGCTGATGCCTCGTGGTCGCGCGTCGCGTTTCCGCCCCAGGGGTTGTGCCCATTCGGTCGCCCTGAGGCGGTGCCTCCGTCGTCGGTCGTCTACTTCGTGCAGGCGGGCAGAAACGGCCCGATCAAGATCGGCACGACCAATGACATCGCTCGCAGGCTGACGCAACTCCAGATTGGCTCGCCTGAGGAGATCATGCTCGTCGGCATGGCCGCCGGCGACGGCGAGTTGGAGGACGAGTGGCATCAGCGGTTCGACTCGTTCCGACTGCGCGGTGAGTGGTTCAAGCCCGACGCCTCACTACTAACCGCCATCGCGGGGGTGACTCGTGTCTCTCTCTAAGAAAGGCGACGTCCAGCGCGGCTATCACGCCGCTTTCCCGATCACGTGGCTGCGAGGCGAGGGCACGCAATCGCGCGACGGCCTCGACCCGGCTACGGTGGATCAGTACGCCGCCGACATGAAGGAGGGCGACGAGTTCCCCGCTATCGACGTGTTCTGGGATGGCTCGATGGCGTGGATCGGCGATGGCCATCATCGGTGGTGGGCGGCAAAGAGGGCGAAGCAGAAGACGATGGCTGTCTTCGTGCGCGAGGGCGGCCAGCGTGAGGCCATCCTGTTCAGCGTCGGCGCGAACGCCGGAAAGCTGCGCTCGGACAACGACAAGCGCAAGGCGGTGTCGCTACTGCTGTTCGACTCCGAATGGACCGAGTGGAGCGATCGCGAGATCGCGCGCCGGTGTCACGTCGGCCCGACTCTGGTCGGCGAGGTGCGCGCTGAACTGTCCGCCCGCGGACAGTTGCCGGCCAGTTCCAAGCGCAAGGGCGCGGATGGCAAGGTGCGCGACACCGCGGCGATCGGGGCGGCCAACAAGGCTCGTGGCGCGGCCAAGCGCGCCGCCAAGACCGCGGGCATGATTACCCACGACTCGGCCCCGGCGCCCGCGCCGAAGCCGCGCTACGTCAAGGACGAGGCGCAGGACGCGCCCGACGACGGCGAGCCGGTGCGCGACATCGGACGGGACTACGACGGCGACCCCGAGCTCCAGGGGGGCGACGTTCCGCCATCCGACGCCCCTGCGCCGGGCGGCGAGCTCGTCGAGGACGGCTACGCCGGCAACGAGGCCGCTCCGCCCGACCGCTACAGCGCCATGGCGGAGGTCGTGGAGGCGTCGACCCTGGCAGCTGAGCCGCCGGGGAAGGTCGTGGACTGCCCCCAGTGCGGGCACATCTTCGAGGTGCAGGCGTGATCACCATCCATGTCCCCATCCGCCTGGAGTCGGAGGCCAACGGGTCGCACGGCCACTGGTCGCTCAAGGCCATGCGGGCGAAGGCGGCGCGGCAGGCGGTGACGGCGGCGTTCATCGACGCAGGCCACCCCGTCCACCTCGTCCAGGTGACGTCCAAAAAGGGCGACAAGGTTCGGACGTGCCCGCGGTTCGCGTGCCAGCCGGCGCTGCCCGTGGTCGTCTACCTTACCCGGATCGCGCCGCGCCAGCTCGACGATGACAACGCGGCCCGGGCCTGCAAGGCCGCGAGGGACCAGGTGGCCGAGCTGCTCGGGGTCGACGACCGGGATCCGCGCATCACGTGGCGAGTCGAGCAACGGCGGGGTGGAGTGGGGGAATACGCCCTCGAGATCGCTATCGCCCCGCGGGGTGAGGGGGTGCCGGCGTGACCGCTCTCGCTGTCCTCACAGGCGCCGTGCTCGGCATGGTCCACGGCCTGGTCCGGGGTGTCGTCCGGGGGCTGGTTGAGCGCCCCGCGCCGGCGCCGCGTGAGGTCGACGACCCGCTGAGGTGGAACTGATGAGCGACACCACGACCGGCCGCACCTTCTGCTCCTGGTGTGGCCATGAGACGGGCCCATTCTACCGCGTCGTGCCTAACGAGGCGGGGACGCTGGTCCGCGTGCACCACAGTTGCGCGGAGAAGATGCTCGCGCAGACCGTGGTCAAGAAGCCGGAGCCGCCCGATGCGGCGTAAGGACACCGTCCGGCTCACGTTCGACGTGTCGCCTGAGCTCTACGACTGCCTCGGTGACATGGCCGAGCGAATGGGTACCACGAAGGCCGAGGTGCTGCGCAAGGCCATCGCGCTGATGGAGATCGCGATCGGGGCACAGGCGCGCGGCGAGAACATATGCCTGAGCGATAGCGATGACCGGGTGGTCGTGAGGATCCGCCTTGCGTAGGGCGCCGCTCCGCCGCGGGAAGCCGCTCGAGCGCAGGACGCGGCTGCGCGCGTGCCGGCCGACGCAGCGCCGCTCGGGTCGGGTCCGTGACGCTGAGTACATGGACCGCGTACGCGGCCTGCCTTGCCTATGCCGTGACTTCCTCTGGGAGTTCGGCCATGACGACGTCATCCGTGGGTGCAGCGGGGCTGACACCATGCACGCCCACCACATGGGAGTCCGCGGTCTCGGACAGAAGTGCTCTGATTTGGCCACGGTGCCGTTCTGCGAGCGTCACCACCGGGATTGGCACGAGTGTACGGGACCGTTTGCCGGCAAGTCGAAGGAGTGGCGGGCGGAATTCTCGCGGGCCGCGATCGAGGCGACAAAGGCGGTCCTTAGATGAGGAAACGACTCGTCCTCGTTGTGCCTGGGCAGAGATTTGGGTACTGGGTTGCGCTCAAGGAGCAATCACCGATCTACCGCGGGCTCGCGCGATGGCTGATGCGATGCGACTGTGGCGTCGAGCGCGTGGTCAACCAGCACGCCCTGCGACGTGGCAGGTCCACGTCGTGCGGTAGTTGCTCCCAGATCCGCCCGAAGCCATATCTTCGTGGCCCGAATCACTACGCATGGAAGGGCGACGAGGCGAACGACGTCACGAAGCGCCAGCGTGTGGACAACGCGCGGGCCTGGGGCCCATGCGTGAAGTGCGGCGCACAGGGCACCGACCGCCACCATAAGGACGGCAACCCGGGGAACAACATTCCCGAGAACATCGAAGTGCTCTGCCGCCGATGTCACATGATCGAGGACGGCAGGCTTGATGCGCTCATACGCATGGCCAAGGGGTCCCATGTCCCATAGCCATCGCTGGTGGCCGGTCCCGGGCGAGGCGGCTGAGTACGTTTGCGCCTGCGGGGCGACGGGCGAGCGTGACCTCGAGAGCGGCGAGATCCGCGAGCACAAGAAACCACGCGCGTGGAGGCCTGAGACGACCGTGCGCCAGAGCGAGGGCACGGAGCCGTCGATGGGACAGGACGAACTGGGATACAGGGGCGCCCCCGGCTGTAGCCGCGTGGCCCCAAAGAAAGGCGCTGAGTAGATGGACATCAACGCATTCGCGATGCTGGACATTCAGCTCGCGGCAGAGAAGAACCGAAGCGCGCAACTCGCCGCGCAACTGGCGAACGCCGAGTCTTGCTGGGGCGCCAATGCGCAGCTCATGGCGACGCAGTACGAGCAACTTCGTAAGTGTCGAGAGTTGCTAATCGAGGTCGAGACCATGCTGGCAGTTCACGTGGCCACGCAGGAGCATATCTGTAGCCTGCGGATGCGTCGACTCAGCGATGACGTGACGGCCATGATCGCGGCTCTTCCCAACCTGGAAGGTCAGTCGTGAGCCTGTACAAGAACGACGCCCCGTGTCCGTTCCGTAGCGCCGCCGGGCGTGAGTGTGTCTTCGCCAGTGGCCACGCCGACGCGTGCCGTGACCGAAATGCCGTCTACTTCGACCCGGTGAGGCCGGCGCCCCACGGCGGCGAGCCGTGCGCCGACGTCCAGTACCGGCACGACGCTTTCATGGGGGACATCGTGGGTCTCACGTCCGAACTCGACGACGCGCGCGTTTTGCTGCGCCGCATTGCCAACGCAGAGGCCGTGGGTGATGAGGTGCGCGATTACTTCGCACGTATCGAGGCCGCCAAGCCCAGAGGTGGCGCGTGAGCAATCACCACTTCAACTGGGTCTGTGTCCATGGGCGAGGCCCGTTCGATGGGTGCGCTCTCTGTGACGAGGCACGCATCATGGCCGCCGAGGTGCCAATGACGCCATCCATGAGGTGCAGTGACCAGCACCCGCTCAAGGCGCATGTGACGTGCATTCTCGACGTGGGGCACGAGGGCCGTCACCAGCGATACGCCGACGGCGGCGGCGATACGTGGGGCGGCGAGCCGGTGCCGACGGCCGGCGCTGATCGACGCGGCGGATGCCGCGGAGGAGGAGGCGGGGCGATGAAGACGTGCCTCGCAACGCTGGTCGGCGGAGCGCCCTGCCCGTACCCGATCGCCAACTATGGTGGTTGCGCGATGCACGATGAGACGGGACGCGCGCCAGTGGTCCTGCCGCCGAGCGTGCTCACGCCGGCGCCGAAGTGGCGCGACGGCGGCGGCCCGCCGCGCATCTACCGACACAACTTCGCTCCGCCCTGGGAGTGGCGGACCGAGAGCACGACCAAGCCGCGCGTGCGCAAGGTGGTGTCTTGCTACTGCTGGGCGCCAGGCTGCACCAAGCGCGAGTGCGTGGTGAAGTGGACGGTGCGCGCGTGAAGCCTGCCAAGCTGGCGAATCCAACGGTGCTCCGCGAGGTCGCGCCGGGGACGCGCGTGCGCCTAGTGGATGGCCGGGTGCTGTGGGTGACCGCCGACTGCTCGGGCGACGTGTACGCGCGATTGGTCGCTGACGGCTACACGCCGCTGCAGTGGTACCAGGCGACCTCGCCGTGAAGGAGGTGATTCGATGAGCGCAGGAGGCTGCGAGGACACCGGCATGCCGGATACGCCAGAGTCGCTGATGACCGCGCTCGAGCGCGCCGCAAAGAAGCAGACCCTCGTCGAGAAGGCACTGGGGCCTGCGCCCACACCCGAGGCCGTCGACCACCCGGCCCACTACGGCGGCGCCGACAACCCCTACGAAGCCATCAAGGTCATCGAGGCGTGGGGCCTCGGCTTCCGCCTCGGCAACACCGTGAAGTACATCGCGCGCGCCGAGCGCAAGGGCGCACCGCTCGCCGACCTTGAGAAGGCAAGGTGGTACCTCGATCGCGAAATCGCGCAGCGGAAGGCGGGTGGTCGATGAGCGACAAGAAGCCAGACGGGAAGCCAGACGGGCATAGCGTTGGCCTGAAGTTCGATCTCGGCTTAGGTGGAGTCGTCTTCTGGGCGTTCTTCTTTGCGTGCTGTGGTGACCCAGACCTGCTCGATGCGGTCATCGGGTGGATTCAGAGGCAGCCGTGAGCGACAAGGCCGAGCGCGAGCACGCCGAGAAGGTGGTGAGTGAGATTGGCTATCTCGATGAAAACGGGTGGGTGTCCATCAAAGAGGAGCGCCTCGTCGCCATCATCGCCCGAGAGCGCGCCGCTGCTCGCAAGGAAGCGTTGCTGGAGGCGGCGGGGAGGTTCGACGAGATGCCGGGTCGAGATGAATGGTACCCGGGTGACGTGCGCGACTGGCTCTGCGCCCTCGCTACCGGAGGTGAGAAGTGACCGCCCCTCTCAAGTTCGGAAGACTGGAATTCGTGTCCAAGGGTGTGCCGACATCCAGGAATCAGGCGAGGTGGGTCATGCGCTGCGACTGCGGCGCCACCGTCACGAAACTCGCGTACGCGGTGAAGCGGGGCACGACCGCGTCGTGTGGGTGCCTCAGTCGTGAGATGACTTCGGCGCGCTCGTCCACCCATGGCGAGGCACGCCCGGGCAGACGGACCCGAGAGTACGCCATCTGGGTAGGCATCAAGACCCGACGCAGTCGTGGCTACGCAGGCGGCGTCACCATGGACGCCCGGTGGGACGCCTCGTTTGAGGCGTTTCTTGCCGACATGGGGCGTGCTCCTTCGCGGAGCCACTCCATCGACCGCATCGACAACGGCCGTGGCTACGAGCCATCCAACTGCCGGTGGGCGACTCCGACGGAGCAGAACCGGAACAAGCGTAATAACACGCTCATCACAATCGCCGGTGAGACCAAGTGCATGGCAGAGTGGTGCCGCCAGTTCGGGATTAAGGTGCCGACTGCGGCCCACAGGCTGAGGCGCGGCTGGAGTCACGAGCGAGCCGTGTCTGAGTCGGTCAATGGTGCCACATGTCGATGATTCCGGACGAGCGGCTCGACAAGATCGAGGAGCGCGCGAAGGTGGCGAATCCGAGTCCCTGTTTCGACGGCGGCGAGCACGCATGGAGGGTGAACTCATCCCGGGGCTACGACAGTGTGTCATGCGAGCGCTGCTACCGCTGTGTGGGCGGTGCGTCGCTGCTTATTGCGGTTCGCTCGTCCGCCGATGTGCCCGCTCTTGTGGCAGAGGTGCGCTCGCTGCGGGCGACGCTAGCCCTTCGCGACGAGTGCATGCGGCTGGAGGGTGAGCGCAACGAGGCGCAGCGCGAGCGCG